GCTGGTGATATGCATACAAGCATATCGCCGTGAAAAGTATGCATTGCGTTGGGAAGCATATGGCACTTCCCATAGGCGCAAACTTTTTCACTCTGACGGTCGACCCGTTAGGTAGCTTAACGCTACTTGTGCGAGTAGCGAGCATATAGAAAAGCCAGTCGCGTGGAAAAACGCGCTTGACGAGATCTATATGGACGCTGTCAGAAGCAGAACTAAGATCTATGGTGTCAACACTGAAGTAAGAACTTCCGTGCAACGCACCATTCCGATTGATGGTCTGATCGCGCAAGTTGACAAACTTACGGATTGAACCACGGCTCATCGCATCCACGATCCATCTAAGCACTTCTTGTTGGAAGTACATAAAGGGATTGGGTTCCATGCATATGGAACGTGACTTAGATATGTCTTTAGGGACATACTTAGTCAAAGCGGTAGAGAGATCATAGTCACATTCTAAGCCATACCCAACAACATTGGGTAAACCTTCCGACATCCGATAAGATGTCTGCCGTAGGAAGGCGTACGCTAACCTAGGATGTATCTTAAGCTTGGCAAGCTTAGAATATACATCTTTGATGTCGCGCTCGGCTACTTTACCAGTCCCGAACTTAGGGAAAAGTAAAGTTGTATCCAGCCGAGGCAACAGCTCTGCAATGATGTTAGCTAATGAAGTAACATCATTGTCTGAAAAGCTAAGCGTACGCAGTCGATCTTCGACACTCTGCCATCCGCGAAACGCGGTGGCGTCAAGGTCAGGATCAATATATGCTAGCTTCTTTCCAAAACGGAGGAAGCTGAGTATATACTTCAAGACCTTAGTGTCCCCAGTGACGATCCAATGTAGATACTCCTTAAAAATAGGGGTGTCTTTCATAGAATCATCAAAGACGCGTTTTGACGCATCAGAGCCGGAACTATACTCATTAAAAAGTAAAGTATCGGCTTTCTGGGAGTAGTCCTTTATCACATCTCGTAAATTTGAATTTACTAGATGCTTAAGGAAACCTATATAGGTTCTCAAGGGCTTATCACCCTTCGAGCTACGAAGTGGACTGTCACTTAGAAACCTAACATATGTGAGGACAAACACCTTGAGGAAGTGCTCGTTCTGTCCATAGTTAAGCTCTGGGCGGAATGAGATAGAATCAGTTGAGATTCTGACTCTACCTCCGTCGAGGAGCAGAACTGCTCCTCGATGTGACATTAGCCGTACAGGGATTCGACTAGACCACGGTTGGTCTGATCGATGATGCCCGTATTGGGAACCTTCGAGGTCACACCATCAAAGGTGAGACTATAGACGGCTCCAATCAGAGCAGCAATCACCCCTGTATCCTCGGATGCGCCGGGTGTGGTCCACGCCATCGATACGATGACGGGGGCCTCTTCTTGGACAACCGAGTCAACCGTAACAGTCTGCACAGTCTTCAGAGAAATCTGAGTGCGCAGAGTGTTATTGCCCGCGTTAACTGAAG